TTAGGTTGTAGCAAGTTTTTTACCAGCCTTAGTAATTGCTGCTCTGACTGATCTCAATTTTAGTTTGAGCGGCAATATCTCCTTTCTTTGAATGCGATGCCATTCATTGCAATGCTCACAACAATATTCACTAAGAAGCTCTTCGAATGGATAATATTCATCTTCATGGCTTTTAGGCTTTAGCGCATCAAAGTCATCACGTGCAGCTTCAACATGACAATGACAGATTTTATTTCTTACTGTGCTTAAAAGTGGTCCATCGCATGGAGAATCCATACATTTTTCAAGATGAGATCCTGATAAAGATCTCAGCCGTTTAATCTCAACCGTCAACTGGAATTGTTGCACAGCAAGTTTTTCTAGGGATTTGCTCATGCTGTACACTCCTGGCTTTTGTTATCTGTTGGCAAAAGATGAGCACTCTTCAGTTCCGCAGTTAGCATCTCAACATCAACGCGCAACCGGTTTATTTCATCGTCCCGCTGCACAATCACAGCGCGCTGTTCTTCCAACTGGCGGATTAACTCCGCCTCATTGAACATAGTCATGCTGCACGCTCCCGGCCCTGGTTGTCTGATGGTGATAGCGGGGCGTTTTTGAATGCCTTCGCCATTCCTGCGATATCGAGTGCATAACCAGGTTGCAGTTGCACAGCAGGTCCATCGCACTGATTTCCCCAAACATCGAAGCCATGCGACGACTGGCGGGCGAATAGCTCAATGCGCGGAACATCGCCCAGCAGTTGCACCAGTTTTTCGCGGATGATGTCAGGCTTGCGCGAATTCTCCATGCGCGGCGCCGTGACGTGCTGGCATATTGAAGCATCCATGCGGGAAGGAAGTTTGCCGCGTACCGCAAACAGGCAGTCTTCACTGTTCGCCCTTGTCATATGTCCCATTCCGATCGCGCTGTTTCCTTTGTGCTTGTTCGTCTTGTGCCAGGTGAATCCCTTCATGGTCATCAGCTTGAATCCCCACGCTTCGACCACTTTCAACGCCTCAACCGGCTGAGTCGGAACCCACCACATTGCAAGCAGGCAGTCGTCTGCGGCAAGATCCCACACAGGCAGGCGGCAGATATCCAGCACGTTCATCACCGGATATTTGAACCCGGCGCCGCGCTCTCCGTCGGCTGCTTTGTCGCGGTATGTCCATGGAGGATCAGCATAAATCAGAGTGTATTTACCAGTCATGCGGCGCGCTCCGCCATAATTTCGGCCTTTTGCTCGTCGTTGAGCATGTCGTCTGAGACAATTGCGACGCGATCGCTACTACTCCATGAGATAGGTGCGCTTTCCTTGAAAGCTTTGTTGAGGACCTCAACTGCATTCCTAATTTCTTCTGGGATATCGTAGTAATCACCTCCATCAGGAATGATTTCTTCACAGTAATCAGTAATGTCCAGTTCGCGAGGATGATTAGGCTCGCAGATCATTAACTGCAACTCGCTAGGCAGTAGGGAGTGCTCATAGCAGTAGTCGGCCAGCGATTCAGCGTCGAAAAAGTACTGGTCATCATCAAAGATAACGAGCGGCTCTCCGGCCCATACCGCGCGATCAAAGGTAGCGAACTTCGCCTGGCGGCTTTCGCGGTGGCATTCTTCGCAATAGCCATTAGTGCTATGAATCGGGTGCTCGTCAGGTTTGTTTTTGCACTTGCGATGAGTAGCGCCGCACCATCGCGCCTGGTGCTCGTCATTGCCCCAGAAACGCCCATGGCGGTCTAACCAACCAGTTACAGTCTGGATGCTGGCCGCGTCATCGCTGTCCATCATCACTATTTTTTCTGCTTTGTTGTTCATGCCGCCACCTTCCTGTTGTTCATCAGCTCAGCCAGGCGCTGAGCCTTTAATGGGTTTTTGATAACCTTTCTTCCTGGCACAATCCATCCGCAACGAAGAGATGAATAAACCAGTGTGATACTTCCGACGCTGATATTGTCGTGCGGGTTAGTCATACACCACCCCGCGACATCCGATCCCTGCGTATTCACCACGGCGCAGGCCGTTACCTTTCGATATACATTGATCGCGGCGTATCGCTATTCTGGCGCGTTCAACTTCACCGACTGCTGCATCCATGCACAGCAACCATAGCCTGGCTGCAATGCGGAACTGACCTTTCGATTCACGCTCAACAGCGCGCTTTTCTACCTCCATTGCTGCCGGAGTTACGGCGACTACTTTTGACGCCTGACGCTGAGACACATAGTTCAGGTGATACTTTTCAAGACGGGTTAATTTGCTCATCGGATCCAGCCTTCTCTGAAAATTACCGCCAGCAGATACAGCCAGGCGGAAACGGCGGTCAGGAATAAGTACCATCCTGACCATTTTTCCCAGTGCCTGATCAGCGCTGTCATGCGGCGTTACTTACTGGGCGGTAAACACGCTGATCAACCGGCGGCTTTTTTCCGGTGAACTCTGCGGGGCTGGTGGCCTGACGTTCATCAAGCCAGTTCTCAACTTCTTCCTGTGTCCATGCGCAGCGTTTATCTGTGATGTACCAGCGTTTAGGGAATTCACCCGCGCTTTCCAGTCTGTCGATAGTGCTCATTGATAATGGCACCACCGCCAGGAGTTCCTTCTTGCCTAATGCACCTTTCATAAATACCTCTCTTTGTTGCAGGTGTGGCGCTGTGGCACCACGGTGGTGGTTACATCTGTACTTCGTTCAGTTCGTCGCAGCGGATGGTGTAAACGTCAGTTGCTTTTGCCAAAAGGTCATCATCACCAGCCAGTTTCTGAGCAACATATTTGTACGCTTTGTCCAGGTCGGCCTGAGTGTTGTAGTTCATCGCCGCGCCGGAAAATGCGTGCAGAATCTCTTCAGGTCCGCGATCATCTTTGTGCTGCTGACGATCTTCCTGCTTCTGCTCTGGTTTTGAGTTGATCAGGCTGTTCATGCCTTGAGCCGTTGCCGCTGGTGGCGTGATATCTCGCTCAACACGCGGTGTTGTCTCCTGCAATTCGTCAGGTGTGTAAACGCCGAGAAGAACATCAGGGGCATGCAGTCGCGCCCAGCGCTTAACGCACAGATAAGCAAGCTGCTGACGTGGATCCTGTTCCCACAACGGAGAGTTACGGACACCGGCCTGAGCCATGCTGATGGTAAGTTCACGCGGCTCTGCTTCACCTTTCAGGACTGCCGATACTGTTACGGTCAGTGATGGAGATTTGTCGCTCTTGCCATTCACCTTTGACCAGTCGCCGTCCCAGCGGTAATTCAGGCGGGTTGAAAGAAGATTGGAAGAGGACACAACCGCGTTTACCAGCTGCGCCTCATAGCCCAGCGTGCCATTAACCACGTGCGTCTTCTGCGCAACAGCGAACGGGTTCATGCCCCATTGTGCTGCCTGCATGGTTACTGCCAGGCAGTCGGACGGCTTACCTGCAAGATGAGCAGGAACTGTGGCTTTACTGCCGGCCATTAGTTCAGCGAAGCGAACAAGCTGATTCATACCTTCAGGACTGAAGATTGCAGCAGCGGTGCCGACGGTAGCGCCTGGCTGTGATGTGATTGCGATATCGTTGCTCATACGTACATATCCTGTTTGCGTGCCCATTCAGGGCGTTTAATAATTTCCACGCCGCCCCATTCATCGCTGATGCGGCATTCGTGATAGGTGTTCAGATCCCGGCGGAATAACTGGTGTCCTGCGTCAACGTCCGGCGCATCCAGTTCGAACACGCGGACCGGATATCGACCGCAGTCGATGGTTTCGCTCACAGCCAGGAAGAAGAATCCGTGTGGCTGCCCGGTTACTTTCAGTGCGCCTTCGCGGTACATTGCGTCCTGCACGTGGTAGCGGAATTCCTCGATGTGACGCGCAAAGCGATCCATGTCTGCAACCTTTTTCACGTCGACGATCACGTTGTGCTCGTTCAGCCACTTATCCGGACGGATTCGGCACAGTTCGGCAGTCTCTTCGTCATTCCAGTACATCGATGCTTCGCAGTGACCAGGTGCCTCCAGCATCCAGCGCGCCGCCGGGTGAGCCATTGCGCTGTCGCGCATCAGTTTCAGTTTCCGGCCCTGTTCGGCATCCATCACCGTCATACCCATACCTGCAACTTCTTTCATGAACGCTTCTTCATCGGCTTTACCCTGATTGGTGCGGCGGTTGAACTGTGGTGCCACGATGAAACGCTTATCGAATTCCTCTGGCTCCAGCAGCAGGCAGTGCAGCGCAGTACCCATGTCCAGTGCGGATTTCTTCTCTTCGTCTTCCGGAGCAGCCTTCACCCATTTCAGAAGGGCGGGGTTCTTGGCCACCATATCCAGTTGTGACTTACTCACGCCGTCACCGGCGTGGTAGTCCTCGTTGCTGATGTCGAAATAGATTCCGGTATTCATGCCGCATTCCTTTTGCTGTCGATCTGGTCAGCAAGATCAAGACGGGCGATGACGCCAGTTAATTCACGTTTGAATGACGACATAAGCTCTTCGAAATCATCACTTTCAAATGCCGCTTCCATTACCTCATAACGAACACCGGCACGGAGAATGGCGCGCTTGAATGACTCTTCCATTTCGCAACCAGCAACTGCTTCGATCAGCTCAACGTGGCGGTCGTACAGTTCAGATGACAGCTGGTAGTCATTGCTGAACTGAACTGCTATTTTTTTCAGGTTATTGAATTGCTGAATGTGCATAGCCACCTCAGTAGTTGATGGTTGTTGCTGGGACTTTCCCGCGAGCAATGGCGACAACACATGCCTTCGCCCAGTCATCAGGAATACCCTGGTCAATTAGCGCTTGGACCGCAGCAGCATTAATTGCCCGACGGTGCTCTACATCAGCAGCGCGTGCTGCCGCTTCGTCGGCGATACGTTTTTCTTCAGCAAGGCGAGCAGCCTCTTTTGCTTCGGCTTCATGCTTAATGCGATCGGCTTCTTCCTGCGCCTTGCGTTGCTCAGTTGCGATAGCTTCCTGTTTTTCGCGCTCGGCACGATCTGCGGCTTCCTTCTTCTCTGCTTCAGCTTTTTGCTCTGCGGCAATACGGTCACGTTCTGCTTGCTCTGCCTTGAGCTTTAATTCAGCCTCACGACGTGCAGACTCAGCGCGTTCACGCTCTATTTTCTCTTCGGCTTCTCGCTTGGCCTTTTCTTCTGCCTGGCGTTTCAGCTCTTCTTCATGAGCAATGCGCTGGCGTTCTGCTTCTTCTTCTTTCGCTTTCGCTTCTCGGTCGAATGCGTCATTCATAAGCAGGGCAATTTCGTGATCTGATTCGAACTGCTTACGGTCGTTTTCAGCTTTAACTCGAGCAGCTTCTTCAGCTTTGATGCGCTCCTGTTCAGCTTCCCATTCAGTAGCCGGTCGGCGTATTTCTACCGCCAGTTCATCCAGCGCATCGCGTACTTTTTTGCGGCTAGCATCAACAAGAGCAGGGCGCTTTTTCATTTCTGCAACCAGATTTTTTCCGGCTTCGTCGATGGCTGTTTTAGTTCGACGAACAGTAGATGCCATGCTGATATAAACTCCGCGGCCCTTAACCGTGTTAACGTCACCAACTACCGATAACGCTTTCTGGCGAATATCAGCAATCAGGTTTGAGATGTACTCGTCACTGATGAATGCCGCTTCCAGATCTGCAGGTGCCGGAAGTTGTACCAGCACCAGTTCTTTTGATTCGCTCACTTGCTCACCCCCATATCCATTTCCGTTTTTACCGCCAGCTTGCTGACGAATACCCAGTTCATTGCTTCACCCAGCGTGCGGAACTTCCAACTCATCAGCCCGCAAGCTGTAACGCAGTACCAACCGTTGATGGCTTTCCACTGCATATGAACCTCTCTATTACCATTTTGGTAATACTTGAAGACGCAGGAAAGCCACGAAGTGGTGGTTTCTGCCTGAGCGATGCGCTCATGTATTACCTTTTGGGTAATAATCAGATCAAAAAGTGATTGTGTCAATAGGTATGACGAGAAAAAATTACCATTTTGGTAATTAATTGAGGCGCGAGCTTACCGCCATCGGGCAGGTAAAGCGTCAGAATGGCGGGGGATTACTTGCTTTTGTTCTGCTCAAACACGAAGTTGATGAATGAGGTGATCTTGTTTTTCTCTTCCTGCGGCAGAGCTGCATACATCCGGTGGTCATAGTCGATAACACCAGGAGCGCCCACGGGAATAATCATCTCGTATGCTTCATGCCCGAACGCGCGAGCCAGGGAGGAAAGAACGCCGATAGTTGTGCTGACTTCCGCTTTCATAATCCGGTTAACTGTGGCCGGGCCAATACCAGCTGCAACAGCAACTTTCTTTTCGGATGTCATTTCCGTGTTCTTTCTCATCCAGGCGTTGAGCGTGGCTGCGGCCTGCTTCTCTACAGTCCATTCGCCATCGTCGGTGGCAGGAATAAAGATATCAGCCTGTACTGCGTCCAGTTCGTGATCGACATCAAGCCAGAACTTTTCTTTGCGCGCCGCTTCTTCAATGATACGCGCGGCATTTGGTCCGATGTTTTTGATGCCAGTGCACCACCGATTGACCAGGTTCTGCGAACGCTTCACCCGTTCGGCAAAGCGCAGCTGGGTATCATCGAAATCCCGGAGAATGATTTCGTTAAGGTTTTTGCGTCTTATGTCATAAATACTTTTCATAGCTATTGTATTTGTCCATTTAATGTTACCTAACTGACTAAATTTAAATGAATATTACCATAAAGGTAAAGTTACCATAATGGTAATAATCATTGATTTTTTCACCAGAAAGGTAATAATTCAGATATGAATAGACAGGCTGAGATAAGCAAAATATGAGTGACGAAAAAAAATTTGATTTCAAAAAGCACTGGCTGGGACTGTCTCCTGATGAGCGTGAAGCATTTGCAGATGAAGCCGGAACCACCAGTCATTACATCCAGACGCACCTGACCGGGCGCCGCAAGATGCCGGGTAAGCGACTGATGGACGGACTGTTTAAAGCATGCCGTTCCCGCGAATGGACAAAGTCAAAACCTGAATTAGTGCTCTTCTTCTACGACCGATAATTCCCCTGAGACCATCAATGCCGTCATCCACTGGCGGCTCCTTCCTGCATAAAACACCTTCCTGGTAATAAAAAAACCATATACGGTTGATCTTTTTTCGTCTTAGTGCAAAATTACCAAAGATAAATAACAAAGAGGTAATCCGATGAAGCGAATCACCCAGCGTGAGGCTCTCGATTTGGGCCTTACTCGCTTCTACACCGGGAAGAAATGCATCCACGGTCATGATAGCGAGCGCTACACCCTTAGCGGTGAGTGTGTGCAGTGCAATAACGAACGAGCACGCCGACAGGCAAAGCTTCGTTCGGAAAAGATGAAGGCCGCCAGAATGGCAAGAGAGGCAGCATGATCACAGCAGCCTACTACAACGAAATCGACCAATTTGCAGCTCAATGGCTGCGCAACCTGATCGCCGGCGGTCATATTGCACCAGGCGAAGTTGATGAAAGGAGTATTGAAGATGTCACACCTGATGACCTCAGAGGATTTACCCAATGCCACTTTTTCGCCGGAATTGGCGTCTGGTCACATTCCCTGCGCCTCGCCGGATGGCCTGACGATAAACCAGTCTGGACCGGCTCCTGCCCGTGCCAGCCTTTCAGCGCGGCAGGCAAAGGAGATGGGTTTGCTGACGAGCGGCACCTTTGGCCCCACTTCTTCCATCTCATCAGCGAGCGCAGACCTCAGCATGTCTTTGGCGAACAGGTTGCAAGCGGCAACGCAAACACATGGTTCGACCTTGTACAAACTGACCTGGAAGGAATGGGATACGCCTTCGGGCTTACGCCGTTTCCGTCTGCGGGCATCGGTGCGCCGCACATCAGAGAGCGGGCCTACTGGGTGGCCCACGCCAGTAGTGGGAGATATGACAGGCGGACCGAGGCCGCCGGACAAGAAACGCGGACCGGCGCCGGGATTGCAATCAGCGACTGCGTTGACGGGGTGGCCTACTCCAACCACCGAATTAGCGATGAGGGAGAAACGCTACGCACAGGGCGGGATGCCTTTCTCAATGGCAGCAGCGCTGACCGGATGGGTAACGCCAACGTCACGCGACTGGAAGGACTCTGCGGGAATGACGGCGCAGCGAGAAGGGAAAGAGAGACTGGACCAACTGCCGCGCCAGGCGTTCATGATGGGCTGGCCCACGCCGACAACGAGCAACACTCGATCGCCATCAGTGGAAGCGGCCATGAATATGTATCGACAGGACGGCAGCAAGACACAGCAGCGTTTGCAGGACTTCGCGGGGATTACCGGGCCCTTGAGGTTAACGGTTTTTGGCGAGATGCGGACTGGCTCTTTTGTAGAGATGGAAAATGGCGTCCAGTTGAACCCGGCACATTCCCGCTGGTTGATGGGGCTTCCGCGCGCCTGGGACGAGTCGAGCCCGGGGTGGCAAGAGTGGCAAGCAGCAACCGCGTTGGGCGCCTGAAAGGCTACGGTAATGCCATAAACGCACAAGCGGCTGCTGAATTCATTCGTGCATATATGGGAGTGAGCTATGGCCGGTGACTGGATCAAGATGCGTGCCGACCTGCACACGCACCCTAAAGTTGTCCGCATGGCGTCCGCATTGAAAGCGGACAGATTGCGGATAGTTGGCGGACTACATTCCGCATGGTGTCTTTTTGATGTCCACTCTGTTGACGGTTTTCTTGACGGATACAGTGCGGAGACTCTCGACGACCTGATCGGCTTCCCCGGATTCGCGCGTGCAATGATGGCTGTAGGATGGCTGGAAGAAGAAGGCGAAAGCCTAGTAATGCCGCGCTTTGAAGCCCATAACGGACAGTCTGCCAAGCGTCGAGCGCAGGATGCAGACAGGAAGAGAAATGTCCGCAAAGCGTCCGCATCAGAAGAGGACAAAAAGAGGACCAGAGAAGAGAAGAGAAGAGAAGATATTAAACCCCATATAAACCCCACTCATAACGCGCGCGCGAAAAATCCTGTGGATAACTTTTCTGAGGAACAATTTGCGATGTCGGATGAATGGAAGCCGGATCCCGATTTCACTGAACAGTCTCGAGACTGGGGAACTCCGGTGCATAGTGACGTGAAGAAAACAGAGCTGAAGGCGTTTATCGACTTCTGGAAGTACGAAGATGTCCAGTTAAACCAGTACCAGTGGCAGCAGAAACTTGCCAGACATATCATCCACATCAGGGGTGACAGCTCGTAGAAGTGATTACTTGCAACGGCGCAGTGGCGCATTTTTTTACATCTGGAGAATTACCAAAAGGGTAATAAAATATGCGCATTGCTATTGAAATTGACTCATTTGTGGTTTTAAATTACCTAAGGGGTAAATCATGAAAAGGAAGTTGCAGGCACTCGGAAGGCTCAAGACTGGCCAGATGAATAAAACCGAATCGGCTTACTGCCAGCACCTTGAGTTACGCAAGTATGCCGGGGAAATAGCCTGGTATCGGTTCGAAGGCATCAAGCTACGTCTGGCTGATAACACGTTCTACACACCTGACTTCGCAGTGATGCTCACCACCGGTGAGATGGAACTGCACGAGGTGAAAGGTTTCTGGACCGACGACGCCAGGGTGAAAACCAAAGTTGCAGCAGACCAGTACCCGTTTCGCATCATCGGGGTAACGGTTAAGCCAAAGAAAGCGGGTGGCGGGTGGAACGTCGAAGAGTTCTAAATCGGCGATCCTTTTAGTTATCAACCTAATCAATAACTTATACGGGTAAGCGAGGGTAATAATGGGAAGCAATATCATTGAGTTAGCGAAGTTAGGGCATGAGCGCGCGGCTGAACTGAAAGCATCATGCGGTGCTGTCGACGTGCGCAGCCTGGCGCAACTGATTAGCGATCTGGCTACTCAACTTGAAGTGCAACTGGTGCGAGGTAATGCACTGGCGGCGGAGAATGCGGGGCTGAACGTTTTCATCGAGGAAGAATGCTTTGTCTACTCAAGCGACACTCCAGAGCCTATTGATGCGAATGACTGCAAGCCTGAAACCAAGGTAACGGACGCTTTCCTGGCTGAAGTGTGTGCGCAGGGTGTGGAGATGGTGCGCGAACACCCAGCAATTAAACTTTGCTCTTTAACTCACGTATGCGACGAGTTCGCCGCCCAACTTCGCAAAGGAGCCGCGCTATGAGCACTGGAATTGAACTCATGCAGCATGCGCTGGGCATCAATGAGCGGAACCGCACGCCATACCGTAATTATTTCCTCGTAGGCGAAGGGCATACGGATAACGAGAAGTGGGAAGAACTGGTATCTGATGGTTTAGCTACCTCCCGTCCCGCACCTGGTTTTGTAGGCGACGGAACGCTTTATCACGTCACAGAAAAAGGTGAAGCAACGGCAATTTCTGCACTGCCAGAGCCAAAGAAACGCACTCGATACGAAGAATATCTTGATGCTGATAGCTGCCAGACGTTCAGTGAATGGCTGTTGGGATATCGACTACCTGAAGTCGAATACAGCCGTGATGGAAAGTGCCGAATGTTTCGCTGCTCATACGACGCGGCCTATGGCTACCCACGACGTGATGTTGAAGGCGAGTGGTGCAACACCAAAAAAGCAGCGAAGGCAAGTTACAAAGAAGCTTTGCACAAATCGAAACGGGAGTCCGCCCAATGACAGCACTCAACAAACAGGCATACCGCGCTGATGGCGGTGATATTGGAGCAGGTCGTCTCAAAGAGATAGCCGACAACGCATATGGCGATGAAGAAAAGCGCTGGATGGCGCAACGTGTGCTGTCGCTGCTGGATGAGTTGGAGAAAGAAAAAGGCTACGCCAGCGCATTCGAGGCTGAAAAGTGGCATTACCACGGATTAGCTGAATCGGAAGGCGAGCGTGCAGACAGAGCAGAGAAAGCACTGGAGGCTGCAGAGAAGCGTATTGAAGATGAAATTTGCCGAGCTAATCGTGAGCATCATCGCGGATTCATGATGGCCTGCAACCACCTGAAAGAGCATGCAAACATCCATTATGCCGACGCCGCCGAGATGGAAATTGCAGCATTACGACAGCGCATAGCAGAACTGGAGGCGCGGACGGTGATGCTGCCGACGCCGTATCCTAAAGGTTACGGCCTTGCCGCTGATAAATATAACTTTGCACTGGAAGAATGCGCCGACGCAATCCGCGCCGCTGGCATTGGCGTGAAGGGGGAGTGAGATGTCTCGACGAATTCGACTTTCTGATGCACAGGTGTACACCTTACGTCGCATGCATAACGGCACAAGATATTTTATGCGTGGCGATATGGAAAAGGGAGAGCAAGACAAAGGCTCACATCGCGTTAACTGCCCATCTCTTCCAGTGCTATTTCGCGAAGGTCTTGTGGATTGGTGTAACCGTGAATGCCATAAATTTGATGGCCTGTATTACAGCGTGACATTAACGCCGGATGGCGTATCCGGTGCAGTAGGAGCGCAAACACGAAAGGAGCGCGGATTATGACAACTAACCACCCGGCGAACGGTCCTGTATCACTCGATCGCCTGCACCAGATACGCGAACACCTGCAGCATGATACCCAGTACTCAAACGGCGGGAACAGAGCTTATATTCTCGCTGATGTGCTGAAGGTGATTGATGGGGCTATTGCGGAGTTTGAAGAGCAAGATAATCCTCGACCTGTAATGGCAGTTAAGGGGGAACTTGGATTTATTGACAATCTGGAAAAAATCATCGAAGAGCGAGATGAGGACATTGATATTGGACAACTTGGTAGGAGCAATTACGACGCACTAATGCTTGCCGCTCTTGATGCGTTCAGAACATCAATACCAGAGCCGGTAGTACCTGAGCCAAAATCTTATATGGATTTTTTGGAGCAGTACCCTGATATGACCGTTCAAGATTCAATTGAACGATCGGCTGGCTGGACCTCCTGCCGCGCCGCCATGCTTCAGGCTGGAAACTCTCCATCAAAATGCAGTCTACGTGATGGCATTGAAGCTATCCGCAACTCAGGAATTCCTGTAGATGTCGATAAAATTCAATCGGAGTGCGAGGCTGGCAACTCTCCGGTGATTCCGGATTGTTGGTGCCGAACCTGCCGACCGGTGACGATGAATGACATGCGGTTTGTCGTCTGCCCTGAATGCGGAAACAAACGCTGCCCTCACGCAAATGACCATAATAACGCTTGCACCGGCAGTAACGAGCCCGGTCAGGCTGGTAGTGCATATCCAGCAGCACCGCAGCAGGAGGATGAATGAAAATCAACCCAAGAAATTATCCTACAGGAACGAGAGTTACTGTGCGTCTTAACACTGGCAAAGAGGTTGACGGTGTACTGAAAGACCATAGCGATTGGTTGATTGGTTGCCCGATAGTTGAAACCGAGTGCGGGGAATCAATCGGCATAGGTTATCAGGGTGAAATTGTGGCTGTTGCACCGCAGCAGGAGGTGAAGTGATGAAGGCTTATTTCATGTGCGGGTCATGCAATAGACAGGCTCAAATTGAATTTGAAGGAACAATTAGGTGTCCTCACTGTAACTCAACAAAAACGAAGCATCTTCTTGTCGGTTCTTCTCCTCCAGAGTGGTTTAACAAACCACAGAAAGATGTGAAGTCAGCTCTTGAACATGGAATGCAGCGCTATGCCAGAGCTATGCAAAAACTTTCAGAAGGGGATAAGTGATGGGAAAGTTAACCTTCGTCATTGAGTTTGAAGACGGCAACGAGCCTCCTGTGCATGCTCACATGGAGGCGTTCGGCGGCAAGGTTGTTGCAGTGGCCTTCCGTGATGCACTAAACGAGCAGGAAGAGCGTGATCAGGTGGTAAGCACCTATGAGCCCCTAAACACTATCCGTTGCTTTATCTGTAACGGTCGCCACCCAATCGGCGTTGCCTGCCCGTTTAATACGATTACTTCGGCGGTAAGCAATGGCTAAATCCGCAGCAGAGCGCAAAAAAGCGCAACGTGCCCGCCAGACAGAGGCCGGTAACAGAAAACTTGAATTGCAACTCGACGAGCAGGAACTCGATATGCTGGCGCGGAACTGCGCCGCCCGTCGCCCTGGTCGTGCGCCGTATGAAATGAACGAGTATATCGCGTTGCTTATCCGCCAGGATGATGCCAGGGTTCGTGGGCGCATCAAGTCAATCAGCACCAACCGCTGCGGCAAGTGCGGCGATGCGTTGCCGGTTGAGTCGTGCCCGTGTGATGGTGATTCAGCATGTTGGGTGACGCGTGGCTGGCATGAGACTAAGTTGTCAGTGTGACATGTCACGGAGATGTTGACGGAATTTCATTGTAATTGTACTGTGTATATATACAGTAATTTTCGGTGAAATAACATGGGGTCAAAAAATCCAAATTGCACGATCATCTATCGGGGTGAGTTTATCGAAAGCGTACCAGATGGTAGCTGGCTGATAATACAACGAGCAAAAGAGTATGGCGGAGGATTCTGGTTGGGTAAGGCTTATGTTGATTGTTTCTGGCTTGAGTTTGAAAAACCAATGTCTCTCCGCGATTGTATGCACTACAGCGTTGTGCATGATGGAATGGTTAATAACGGTCAGGCATTTGACGATGAATTTAAACTTATTTAGCAAAGGCCGCCGACTATGGCGGCTTTGTTTTGCGTGTTACCATTACCAAAACGGTAATTATTACTTCGGTGGTAACAATGCCCGCAGAACCAAAAGCACCAAAACGCAAATCAACGCAATATAAGCCACTTACAGCGATGCAGGAGGCTTACGCGCAGGAATATACCAAATGCCCTGAGAATCAGACTCAGGCAGCGATTAACGCAGGATTCTCACCTAATACGGCGGCAGTCAAAGCCAGCGTCATGATGCGTGATGAGCGTATCCAGAAACGGATCGCTGAACTGATGGAAGAGCGTAACAAGCGTTTGCGCGTCAGTGCTGATTACGTGCTGCTGCGCCTGGTGGAAATCGACCAGATGGATGTGATCGATATCCTGAACGATGACGGTACGCTGAAGCCGATCCGCGAGTGGCCAAAGATATGGCGTACTACACTGAGCGGTTTCGACCTGTCGTCGACCATTATGAACATGAACGAGGATTCGATAGAGACAATCCTCAAAAAAATAAAATGGCCTGACAAGGTGAAGAACCTCGAGTTAATCGGTAAGCACGTCGACGTCAACGCGTTCAAAGAGCGCCTTGAGGTATCAGGCACCGTCACCATTGCCGACCGCATGGCGAAGGCTCGCCGTCGCGTGAAAGAGCTGGATGGTGGTGAAGAATGACAGCCGCAGTAATGTCGCCGGAAGAGCAGCTCGTCGAGGATATCGCCTCGTTCACGTATGACCCGCTGGGCTATTCGCTTTATGCGTTCCCGTGGGGTGAGGATGGCACAGAACTGGCGCATGCCACCGGCCCCCGCAAATGGCAGGCCGACGCATTTCGCGAGATACGTGACCACCTTCAGAACCCCGCAACACGTCACCAGCCGCTGATGCTGGCCCGCGCATCCGGCCACGGTATCGGTAAATCTGCGTTCATTTCTATGCTGATTAACTGGGGCATGTCTACCTGTGAAGACTGCAAGGTAGTGGTGACCGCCAATACCGACAACCAGTTGCGCACCAAGACCTGGCCTGAAATCATCAAATGGTCCAACCTGGCTATCACTAAAGAGTGGTTCACCTGCACCGCCACGGCGATGTACAGCAACGATCCCGGTCACGACAAACGCTGGCGCGCTGATGCTATTCCATGGTCTGAACACAACACCGAGGCATTCGCAGGGCTGCACAACGAGCGTAAGCGCATCATTGTGGTATTCGATGAAGCCTCCAACATTGCCGATCTGGTGTGGGAAGTTGCCGAGGGTGCGCTGACGGACGAAGACACCGAAATCATCTGGGTGGCGTTCGGGAACCCGACACGTAACACTGGACGTTTCCGCGAATGCTTCCGCAAATACAAGCACCGCTGGAAGTGCGCGCAGATTGATTCCCGCACAGTTGAAGGCACAAACAAGCAACAGTTGCAGAAATGGGTTGATGACTACGGCGAGGACAGCGACTTTGTGAAGGTCCGTGTGCGTGGGATATTTCCTGATGCTTCTGAGTTGCAGTTTATCCCGACCGGCCTGACTGATGCCGCAATGAAGCGCGTGGTGACAGCCGGGCAGGTGGCGCACGCTCCGGTGATTATCGGCGTCGACCCAGCTTATTCCGGTGTGGATGATGCGGTGATATACCTGCGCCAGGGGCTGCACAGCAAAGTGCTCTGGACAGGAAATAAGACCACTGACGATCTGATAATGGCGAAGCGCATCGCTGACTTTGAGGATCAGTACCAGGCTGACGCGGTGTTCATCGACTTTGGCTACGGTACCGGGCTGAAGTCCATCGGTGACGGCTGGGGCCGTTCCTGGCAACTGATACCTTTCGGTGGCGGCTCCACCGATCCCCAGATGCTCAACAAGCGCGGCGAAATGTTCAACAGCGCCAAGACGTGGCTGAAGCTGGGCGGCGCGCTGGATGACCAGGAAACGGCTGACGACCTGTCAGCTGCAGAGTACAAAGTCAGGGTGGATGGCAAGATAGTTATTGAACCGAAGGAAGACATCAAAGAACGGTTAGGCCGATCGCCTGGCAAGGGTGATGCGCTGCTGCTGACGTTTGCTTTCCCGGTGTCGAAACGCATAAATATACCAGGGCAGCAGAGCCAGCAGGGCAAGGCTCTCACAGAGTACGATCCCTATGCATAAAAAAGCCCGCGCATCGGCGGGCTGAATGTGACATGTCACTGCGTTACTTAATGGCATCAAATCCAGCGTTGATGGCTTCCGCAATATTGGTGGCATTGGTTTTATCGAATTGCCCATTCTGAATAAGCGCCGCATGCAGACATTCTAACTTCATGTTGTATAAGTGTTCGCGCATGTAATCATCATCACTTTTTTCTTTATTGACGTAGGAGCGAGAAATATCAGGAACATCACCCTTTTCCATTGCTGACATACGTGCAGCAACCCACTCCTGACAGGTGATGCACGTTCCAGCATCTTCACTCAGCATTAACCCTGCCAGTTGCTCACCGGGTATTGCCTTAGTTATTACAAAATCACTTTCTCCGATAGATTCTTCACCATAAAAAATTGAGTCACTACCCTGAAAGATTCTGATGTATTTGCTTGGCCATGCGTCTAAATACGTAGCCAACATATCAACTGTTTTCATAATCTCACCTTAAAAAAATGCCCACCGAAGTGGGCGAACTGGAAGCAAGTGTGCCTTCCATGGCTTTACGGGTTTACAGCGCAACGTCATCGCAATGGCGTTCTGCTGTAAAAGTGACGGTGGTCAGCATCAAGGGAAACTGCCACCGCCAAAGGTACACACAGCTATCGTTATCACTGGTACTGCATCACGGTCCTAAGGCGTGATTCTGGTGCGGCATGCAGGATTCGAACCTGCGGCCAACCGCTTAGAAGGCGGTTGCTCTGTCCAACTGAGCTAATGCCACAACGCTGAGAGCACTACCGGTGTCCGAATTGAACGGACCTTTTCCCTGCCCAACCCTCCCAACTGAATGGGACTGTCTGGAATTGAACCAGCACTTACGCCTTGCTCGTCAATGCTCTCATCGTTGCATCCTCGTCTCTTTCGAGGTGTCACACCGTATCGCCACGATGGTGGGTCGTCTGTCCGTGCTTACCTAACACTGGCTTGCACATTCCGGCTACCCGGCTGGGGAAGTAGCATCAAGTGAACCCATCCGGACCGCTGCGGCACATGTGCCATATGCCGTACTGCTACACATCTGAAAGCGCACTCCACCGTTTGGATTTAACGACCAGGCTCAAAGGTCATTCACTGAAGCGCGCTTTAAGTTGTGTGCGGAGATGATGCTCCGCTTATCCACCGCCTTTACTTTTAAGCCCAATTTATTGCTGCGGCACTCCGGGCTACTGCACAAGCGGTTACATAACCACCTCCGCAATTCATCAATTCAACACGCGAATCAATTACCCAAAAGGTAATATCTGATGTTGTAAGTGTCAATAGCCTACGCTAAATAAATCATATGTGGTTAAATTGGTAATAATTTAATTGCGTACGGAGCTATTGCTATGTGTATCGGCAGCAAGCCATCAGTGCCAGCAGCACCAGAAGTACAGGCCGCGCCACAGGAGCAGGATGCAGCAGTTGTCAGTTCTCGTGACGATGAAGAGCGCCGCCGCCGTGCAGCAGCTGGCCGCAGTTCCACTCTGCTGACTGGTGCACAGGGCGACACCTCAACCGCAAACACCAGCGGTAAAACGCTGCTCGGTCAGTAACGGAGTAGGCAGAGATGGCGGAAACCGAAAAAGAGCGTCTGCTGAAGCAACTCGCACAGTTGAAGAGTGAGCGCACATCGTTCGAGTCGCACTGGCGTGACCTGAGCGATTTTATCAATCCGCGCGGTTCCCGCTTTCTGACGTCTGATGTAAACCGTGATGATCGTCGTAATACCAAGATTGTTGATCCTACTGGCTCAATGGCTCAGCGCATTCTGTCCAGCGGCATGATGTCAGGAATCACCAGTCCTGCCCGTCCATGGTTCAAACTGGCAACGCCAGACCCTGACATGATGGATTACGGCCCGGTTAAGGTGTGGCTTGAAGTCGTGCAGCGCCGTATGAACGAAGTGTTCAACAAGTCGAACCTGTATCAGTCATTGCCTGTCATGTACGCCAGCCTGGGTACTTTCGGTACCGCCGCTATGGCTGTGCTCGAAGATGACCATGACGTTATTCGCACAATGCCTTTCCCGATTGGCAGCTACTACCTGGCTAACAGCCCGCGCGGCAGCGTCGATACATCCTTCCGCCAGTTCTCCATGACCGTGCGCCAACTGGTGCAGGAGTTTGGGCTGGATAATGTCAGCTCATCGGTGCAGGGGATGTGGCAAAACGGCACGAATGAAACGTGGATTGAGGTTAACCACTGCATTACGCCAAATGTTAACCGCGACACCGGGAAGATGGACAGCAAGAACAAGCCGTTCCGCTCCGTGTACTTCGAGACTGGCGGAGACTCCGACAAGCTACTGCGTGAATCCGGCTTCGATGAATTCCCGATCCTGGCTCCGCGCTGGGAAGTTAACGGCGAAGACGTTTATGCGTCCTCCTGCCCTGGCATGCTGGCGCTGGGCCAGGTTAAAGCGCTTCAGGTTGAGCAGAAACGTAAAGCTCAGCTGATCGACAAAGCCACTAACCCGCCGATGGTTGCGCCGACTTCGCTGAAGAATCAGCGCGTCTCCCTGCTGCCTGGCGATGTGACCTATCTCGACGTGTTGAGCAGCCAGGACGGTTTCAAACCTGCATACCTTGTAAACCCGAATACTGCAGATCTGCTCGCTGACATTCAGGATACCCGCCAGACCATCAACAGCGCCTACTTCGTCGACCTCTTCATGATGCTGCAAAACATCAACACCCGATCTATGCCGGTGGAAGCGGTGATCGAAATGAAGGAAGAGAAACTGCTGATGCTTGGCCCGGTGCTGGAACGCCTGAACGACGAAGCACTTAACCCGCTTATTGACCGCGTTTTCTCCATTATGGCGCGCAAAAACATGCTGCCAGAACCGCCTGACGTTATGCAGGGTATGCCGCTGCGTATCGAATACATCTCCGTGATGGCACAGGCGCAGAAATCTATCGGCCTTACCAGTCTGTCGCAGACTGTTGGTTTCATCGGTCAGCTCGCACAGTTCAAACCTGAAGCACTCGACAAGCTCGATGTGGATGAGGCTATCGACGCGTTCTCCGAAATGTCAGGCGTATCGCCAACTGTCATCGTTCCGCAGGAGCAGGTGCAGGGTATTCGTGAAGAACGCGCCAAACAGGCACAAGCCGCACAGGCAATGGCAATGGGGCAGGCCGCAGCGCAGGGAGCCAAGACTCTCAGCGAAACGCAGACCACTGAGCCTAGCGCATTAACCGCCATCGCTAATGCGGCAGGAGCACCGCAGCAATGAATGATTTCGACGACGAAGGCCGCAAAGCTGAGCTTGATGCCAAACAGAAATTTATGGCGCAGCGCGACATTGACGACATCCAGTTCGTTATGGGCAGTGAGCAGGGGCGCCGCGTGATCTGGTCACTTCTTGAGAAAGGTCAGGTGTTCGGAGCTTGCTTCAACGTAGATCCGCACATCACAGCATTCAACGAAGGGCAGCGCAACCTGGCTCTGGTTCTGTTTCAGCGCGTCATGACGCACTGCCCCGATCAGTATCTGAAGATGGCCGCAGAGGCCAGTGAACAGGAGTAACCATGAATTTATTTGAACGTTTGCTGCATCGCCGTCTTTGCAATGAGCAACCTGCTGATGGTGGCGCTGCACCGGCACCGTCTGAGCCAGCCGCACCTGCTGCCGATGCTCCTGCACCTGCTGCTGACCCGGCTAAACCAGAAGGCGATAAGCCACAGCCTGGCGCTGAAGGCGACAAGCCTCAGGACGGCAAGCCCGCCGATGGTGATAAGCCAGCAGACAAGTCTGATGACAAAGAGCAGAAGCCAGAAGGCGCGCCGGAAAAATACGAGTTCAAACCTGCTGAAGGGCAGGAGCTTGATACCTCAGCTCTGGAGCAGTTCGAGCCTATCGCCCGTGAAATGAACCTGACCAATGAGCAGGCGCAGAAGATGGTTGACCTGTACGGCACCAAGATCATGCCAATGGTCCAGCAGCAGCAGGTTGAAGCCTGGCAGAAAACCACCGAGCAGTGGGCTGCTGATGTTAAAGCAGACAAGGAGATCGGTGGCGACAAGCTGACCGCAAACCTCAGCGCTGCGCAGCGTGCACTGGAACAATTTGGTGATCCAGAACTGAAAGAATACCTGGATTCAACCGGTCTGGGTAATCACCCGGCACTTGTTAAAGCGTTTATCAAAGTCGGCAAGGCAATGTCAGAAGACAAGGTTGTCACCGGCGGTCATGAAAGCGGCGGCAGTGACCTTATCTCCGCCTTCTATCCCAAAAAGTGAGGTATGAAAAATGGCTTTAATCGGTCAAACTCTGCCATCGTTGCTTGACATCTACAATCGTACTGACAAGAACGGGCGAATCGCGCGCATCGTGGAGCAGTTGGCGAAAACCAACGACATCCTGACCGATGCGATCTATGTGCCGTGTAACGACGGCTCAAAGCACAAAACCACCATCCGCGCAGGTATTCCTGAACCGGTATGGCGCCGCTATAACCAGGGCGTTCAGCCAACCAAAACCCAGACCGTACCAGTGACCGATACAACCGGTATGTTGTACGACCTGGGCTTCGTTGATAAGGCTCTGGCGGACCGTTCCAACAACGCCGCCGCGTTCCGTGTTTCCGAAAACATGGGAAAGCTGCAGGGCTTCAACAACAAAGTCTCCCGCTACGCTATTTACGGCAACACCGATGCTGAGCCTGAGGCTTTCATGGGTCTGGCGCCGCGCTTCAACACGCTGAGCACCAGCAAAGCGGCAAGCGCAGAGAACGTATTCAGCTCCGGTGGTAGCGGCTCTACCAACACCTCCATCTGGTTTATGTCATGGGGTGAGAACACTGCTCACATGATCTATCCGGAAGGCATGGTTGCAGGCTTCCAGCATGAAGACCTTGGTGACGACCTGGTAAGTGACGGTAACGGCGGCCAGTTCCGTGCGTATCGTGACGAATTCAAGTGGGACCTTGGTCTGAGCGTGCGTGACTGGCGTTCAATTTCCCGCATCTGCAACATCGATGTGACCACGCTGACCAAAGACGCATCAACTGGTGCTGACCTGATCAGCATGATGGTGGATGCATATTATGCCCGCGACGTGGCAATGCTTGGTGATGGCAAAGAGGTTATCTATGCCAACAAAACCATCCACGCATGGCTGCACAAACAGGCTATGAATGCCAAAAACGTAAACCTTACCATCGAAGAGTACGGCGGTAAGAAGATCGTTTCCTTCCTGGGCATTCCTATCCGTCGCGTGGATGCAATCCTCAACACTGAATCTGCCGTAACGGCGTAAGGAGAGAGAATCATGTTGCTTGATCAACAGGCTTTGTTCTCCGCGGCTCAGGCCATTACGGCCACCGCGGCATCAACCAACGTCATTGACACCGGCTCCAGTAAGGATGTCGGTAAAAATGGCGATATCCCGCTGCTGATTCAGGTTGTTGAGGCATTTAATACCCTGACCAGCCTGACCGTAACGGTGCAGACTGATGACAACTCGTCTTTCAGCTCTGCAACAGATGTGATCTCCATGGTCATTCCTCTGGCATCCCTGACCGTTGGTTACAAAACGCCGGTCATCACGCTGCCGATGAAGCTGGAGCGCTACATCCGACTTAACTACACCGTCACCGGTACCGCGCCGACCACTGGCAAAGTAACCGCTGGCATTGTTGGCGGGGTGCAGACCAATGTCTAAATATCGCGTCAAAGAACGCTCCTTCATTAACGGCAAGCTCTGCGAGCCTGGCGATATTGTGGAGTTTTCCGGGGAGGCTGGCAAAAACCTGATCCCTCATAACGACGGTGATGTCGTGGTGAAGGAAGACGCTCTGCCAACCAATGAAGAGCTTCAGGAACTGGACCAACTTCGTACAATTTACGAAGAAATGTTCGGCGAAGCTCCGCATAAAAACACCAGCGCAAAAACTCTCAAAGAGAAGATTGACGCCCGGCGTAAAGAACTGGGCGTGTAAGCGCTCAATAAAGTGCTAAAAGCCGGGGCCATTCGGCCCCGCTTTTCTATGCGGAGACCTGAGAATGAAAACTGTAAACATGAAAACAGGCACCGACTCATTCGTTGGTGAAGATGGAAAACCAGAAACCAAAGATCAGTATCCGTGGGGTCTGCGCATCACGCTGGATAACGAATCTCTGCAACGTCTCGGCCTGAATGCAAAATCACTGCCAGCGGTAGGTGATAGCGTTTCAGTTATGGCAATGGCTAACGTATGTTCTGTGTCTACCCGCACCACAGATCACGGTGAAGACAACTATGTTGAGCTGCAGATCACCGATATTGGCCTGGCTCCACAGAAACGTGATGATGCCAAAGAGCTGAAAGATGCTTTCTACCCAGGCGAGGAGGATGATTAATGGCCTCCGTTATCGAGATCTGCAACCGCGCGCTGAGCAATATCGGCAACAGCCGCAGCATAAACAGTCTGAATGAAGCCAGTAAAGAGGCCGGACAGTGCTCCCTGCATTTTGATGCTTGCCGCGATGCTGCTCTGGCTGACTTTGACTGGAACTTTGCCACCAAGCGCGTGGCGCTGGCTGATACGAATAATCCGCCTCCTGACTGGCAATACGCTTACCAGTACCCATCTGATTGTGTTCGCATAACCGAGATAATGCCGCCCGGCCTACGCAATCCTACGGCTGCACAGCGCATTGAATATGTTGTCGGTTCCAATGAGGATCTGACAGGTAAGCTCATTTACACCGATCAGCCGAAGGCGTGGTTGAAATACGTAGCGCGGGTTACTGACGTCAATATGTATGACGCCATTTTTATGGAGGCGCTTTCCTGGCGTCTGGCTGCTGCCATCAACATGGCGCTGACCGATAGCGCAGATCTCGGTAACAACGCACTGACGATGTACAACCGCGTGATCCTGAGTGCTGGCTCACATAGCCAGAACGAATCGCAGGAGCCACAACCACCGTTAGATGATTTCACAGCAGCGAGGTTGTCATAATGGCTTTTAGCTGGATTCAACCGAGCTTTGCCGGTGGTGAAATTGGCCCGTCACTGTACGGCCGCATTGATATGTCAAAGTATCAGGTGGCGCTTCGCAAGTGCGATAACTTCATTGTTCGTCAGTATGGCGGCGTAGAGAACCGACCTGGTACGCGCTTCGTTGGCCCGGCTAAATATCCTGATCGCAAGTGCCGGTTAATCCCGTTTCAGTTCTCGACCGTCCAGACCTACGCGCTTGAGTTCGGTCATAACTATATGCGCGTCATTAAAGACGGCGCTTATGTTCTGACGACCAGCGATGTGATTTATGAGCTGTCGATGCCGTATGCTGATACCGACCTTTTCCGCATTAAATTCACGCAGAGCGCTGACGTTCTGACGCTGGTGCATCCTGCATACCCGCCGAAAGAACTGCGCCGCTACGCACACGACAACTGGCAGATCGTCGACGTCACCACCAAAAACGGACCGTTCGAAGATATCAACGTTGACGAGACAGTGAAGGTATACGCCAGCGCCAGCACAGGAACCATTACGTTGACGGCAAGTTCTGCCATCTTCGGTGCTGAGCAGGTCGGAAAATTGTTCTATCTCGAGCAGCCTGCTATTGATTCCGTGCCAGTATGGGAAACCAGCAAGACCACAGCAATCAACGATGTGCGTCGTGCAGACAGCAACTACTATCGCGCCAATACTGCGGGCAAGACCGGAACACTTCGACCTTCACATACTGAGGGGATGTCGTGGGATGGATGGGGAGGTACAGGTTCAGATGATACCGGGATCCAGTGGGAGTACCTGCACAGCGGTTTCGGCATTGCCAGAATAACAGCGGTGGCTGGCGACGGCCTGACCGCAACTGCCGATGTGGTTTCATTCATTCCGTCTCAGGTGGTTGGGTCTACTAACGCCAGCTATAAGTGGGCGAAATACGCGTGGAACAGCGTTAACGGCTACCCGAGCACCGTTGTTTACTACCAGCAGCGCCTGTACTTTGCCGCGTCTACCGCGTACCCACAAACAATCTGGGCAAGCCGCACCGGCGACTATAAAGACTTCGGCAAGAACAACCCGATTCAGGATGATGATCGCATTATTTACACCTACGCCGGGCGACAGGTAAATGAGATCCGTCATCTTATTGACGTTGGTAACCTGGTAGCTCTGACTTCAGGCGGGGAATATACGATATCCGGGGACCAGAATAAGGTCCTTACACCGTCGGCGTTCTCGTTCAGCTCTCAGGGGAATAACGGCTCCAGCAATGTGCCGCCGATCGCCGTGGCTAACATCGCACTGTTCATCCAGGAGAAGGGAAGCGTTGTCCGTGATCTGGCGTATTCGTTTGATGTTGACGGGTACCAGGGTACGGACCTGACCATACTGGCAAACCACCTGTTCCAGAAACACAGCATTATTGACTGGTCATTCTGCATTGTTCCGTACAGCAGCGCGTTCTGCATTCGTGATGACGGTAAATTGCTGGTGTTGACCTATCTGCGCGACCAGCAGGTTTTCGCATGGGCGCCACAATCCAGCGCCGGTAAGTACGAAAGTACCTGCTCCATCAGTGAAGGCAGCGAGGATGCTGTTTACTTCGTGGTTAATCGTACCATCAACGGACAGACAAAACGTTACATCGAACGCCTGTCCAGTCGACTGTTCACCAACGATGAGGACGCATTCTTTGTCGACTGTGGTCTGAGCTACGACGGGCGCAACACATCATCCCGCACTATGACTATCAGCGGTGGCACCGGAGACTGGAGTTATAAGGTTGATTATCCGGTTACTGTGAGTGGTGGATCGTATTTCGTTAATACCGATGTCGGTGCTCAGATCCAGTTCCCGTACTCAGAGACGGATCCAGATACTGGCGAAGTGGTAGCGAAAGAGCTACGCGGCGATATCATCTCCGTAACCAGCAACACTGCGGTAACCGTCCGATTCAATCGCAACGTTCCGTCGGTACTGCGCAATGTGGCCACAACTAACTGGCAGATGGCCCGCCAGACTTTCGGCGGTTTGTCTCACCTTGAAGGGCAGACGGTAAATATTCTTTCAGATGCCAGCGTTGAGCCACAGAAAAAAGTAACCGGTGGCTCTGTCACGCTGGAATCACCCGGTGCAGTTGTGCACATCGGTCTTCCCATTACCGCTGAATTCGAAACTCTGGATATCAATATCAACGGTCAGGAAACGCTGCTGGATAAAAAGCAGGTCATTCCTACTGTAACAATGGTGGTCAACGCAAGTCGAGGAATATGGGCAACAACTCCTGGCGGAACCTGGTATGAATATCCGCAGCGGGAATTTGAGTTCTACGACGATCCTGTTGATGACGCTACCGGGAAGGTGGAAGTAAAACTCGACAGCAACTGGGATAAAAACGGACGCGTTAAGGTTCGCCAACTTGATCCTTTGCCTCTGTCAGTGCTGGCTGTTCTTCCGCGCCTTACCGTCGGAGGCTTCTGATGATTAACGCTCAGATCGTACCGGCCACCGCAGAGCATATCGAATCAATTCTTCCGTATGTCCGCCAGGCAGATATTGACGAGTTTCTGGCAACCAATGGATGGAGTCCGCGCCGCGTTCTGGAAACCGGTCTTCGCACGTCAACATTCTGCTGCGCCGGTCTGATAAACGGTGATGTGGTGACTGTTTTCGGCGTAGCGCCAGCATCGATGATTGGCGGCAGCGGCATACCATGGCTTGTTGGCACTGACGCGCTGGAGAAATACCAGCGCACCTTCCTTCGCCGCTGCGGAAAAGTGGTCAATGCAATGCTGGCTGTTTACCCGTATCTTGAAAATTATGTTGACGCACGCAACCACACCGCACGCATATGGCTTCACTGGCTGGGATTCGCCATCGACGAACCTCAGCCATACGGCATTAAAAACCTACCGTTTCACCGTTTCCACATGGAGAGAAAATAATGTGTAGCCCGGCTATCGCTCTCGCTGGCGCCAGTGTCGCTTTAAGTGGCGTTTCAGCATACAACCAGTACCAGCAAGGTAAGTATTCGTCTGCTGTTGCCGAGCAAAATGCAGAAGTTGCCACGGCACAGGCACAGGATTCTATCAACCGTGGCAACGCTCAGGCTGATGAGGTTCGTCGTCGTAACCGTCAGGCTGCTGGCACCCAGGCGGCAACTATGGGCGCAACTGGTGCTGATCTCTCCACTGGTGGAGCGCTTGATATCTTTGGCGATACAGCTCAGTTTGGCGCGCTTGATGCGCTGACTACGGTTAATAACGCTCAGCGTGAAGCGTATGGCTATCAGGTTCAGGCTGAAAACTACAAAGCTCAGGCCAACTCAGCACGCAAGCAGGGGAATATGGGCGCATTCACTACTTTGCTGACTGCTCCACTTCAGGCATACGGCGCTTACCAGATGGGCGGCGGAACGTGGAATCCATTTAAAACGTCAGTAGCCTCTGGGGGCGGAAGCACCCCAATGCTTTCCAATAAAGGTTTCGTTAATAGCAACTCGCAATTTAAATTAGGGGGCTACTAATGCCAGTCGTGCCAACAGTCACAGGAAGAGAGGTGCAGTCTCAGGGATTTTCTTCTCCTGGATTCCAGACCTTTGAACAACCTAATATTGGTGATGCTCTCGTTGATGCTGGAAGCAAAGCTATCAACGTATTTGGCGAGGCCAAGCAGAGGGCTAATGTGGCTCTTTCTCAGGAGGCCAGCTTAAAACTCAGTCAGGCAGAAGAAAATTTAAAGACCCAGCTTTATAGTCTGAAGGGCCAGAACGCCATCGGCAAGGGACTGGAGTTTACGCAGCAATATGATGAGCAGATCCAATCGCTGTCTGCATCTTTACCTGATGACGCATCGCGCCAGATGTTCATGCAGCAGGCACAGCAGCAACGTATCCAGTTTCAGGGTAATGTAGGCCGCTATGAGCAAGGTCAGGTTAACGAGTTTGAGAGTAATCAATACGATGCCACCAGACAACTACAAATTCAGAAAGAGGCTGACTCATGGAATAACCCGCAGGAGGCGGTACTCGCAAAAAATATCCGTACAGTAGCAACTGCAAGATATGGCGCCTCAAGAGGGTGGTCGCAGGAACAGATTCTGGCTGCCATTGAAAAAGATAACCTTGCCGCCACTGAGATGAGAGCTAAAAACTACGCCGTTGATAATCCACTGGGATGGATGAACGGCGAGTTTTCGGCAGATGATACCGGCGGATTGGATATGCGTGCTGTCGGTATTGTCGAGTCTGGGGGGAAGCATCTTAATTCTGACGGTTCAATTATTACATCTTCTGCCGGTGCTCAGGGTCGCTTTCAGTTGATGCCAGAAACAGGGAAAGAACTGGCTGCAAAACGTGGGATTCAATACAACCCGTCAGACGAAGAGCAGCACACCATGCTGGCATCAGATTACGCTCAGGAGCTGTCAAACAAATATGGTTCTGAATTGCTGGCCGGAGCTGCATATAACTGGGGGCAGGGCAATGTTGATAAGCTTATTGAAAAGGTTGGTGATCCAAGAAAAGGCGAGATATCTCAGGCCGACTTCATAAAACAACTACCATCTGAAACTCAGGGATGGATTTCACGGTACCGTAAAAATAAAACCGGTATGGACCCTGTTACAGTTTATCAGATTGATAATCTTGCAAACGCTCAGATAGAGAAGCAGAGAAAGCTGGTTCTTAATGAACTTGAACCATTGCTCAACAATACAATGGCGCAACTCAACAATGGCGAGGTGCCCGATACAGTTCCTTCTATCCCGGCCATTATGTTCGGCTATGGTGAGCAGGGAAAGAAAATGGTGTCAAAGCTTGATATCGCCATGGACAACGCAAAGACTTTCCAGGCAATTCAGTACCTTTCACCAGAACAGCAGCAGCAGGAACTACTCAAAAAGAAACCCGAGGTTAACGATCCTGATTACGCGTTGAAGCTGGAAGCGTATGGAAAGTTATCTTCTTTGGTTAGCCGGTCAAATGAAACCATACAGGCTCAGCGGGACTCTCGTAGATTCAATGAAGCGCTTTCAATGGGTGAAAAGCTGGACCCTGCAAATAAGTCCATGCAGAAAGCTGCCGACTATACGCAAACTGCTCAGAATTTCAGAATTAACGACGGTTCTACGCATGACGGAGTCGTCCAACTAGTAGCCCAAACGGGCATTATCCCATCGCAGGTTACATCACAGTTGTCTGCTGTATCTCGATCTCGTAGTCCTGATGCTGTTAAGCAGGGGGCTGATCTGTTTAACCGCCTGTATGACGCCGATCCTGCTTCTGTCGGTGATATGCCTAAGGATATGCAGGGATTCTATCTTACCGTTAAGCAGCTTACAGATTCTGGTATGGCTCCTGAATCAGCCATCGAACAGGCACAAAACCTGACTTATAACCAGACTGATGCGCTTAAGGCTCAGTTGGCATCTACTCAAAGCACTAAGGAGTATAAAAAAGACCGGGTTAAGGCGATGGATTCTGCCGTCAGCAATATGTCGCAGTTGTTCAGGTTTGACCCGTCAGCTGATGATCAGTCGCCTGAAGCGGCTCGTTTTCGTAACGACTATCAGGCGCTGTATGACATTAATTACCGCACCACAGGCGGCAACGCCGATGCGGCAAAGAAAATGACCAATCAGCAGATAGCACGCACCTGGAGCATCAGCGAAGTTAACGGCGGCGCTAAATTCATGAAATACGCTCCGGAGGCGCTATATAACTACGGCCCATCAGGCTGGCAGGCTGCGCAGTGGAAGGAAGAAAAAGAACGCCTTATGTATGGCGACCGTAAAGAGACAATAACCACCAGCCCGACACAGCTCGGTATCACGTCAGGTAACGCCCCTGTAGTTGAGACAAAAACTCCTGAAAGCCGTATCGGTGGTGAGTTGGAAATTACGCCCGATGTATTGACCGCGCGCCAGGGGGATTACGCCATTATGGTGAGAATGAAGGATAAGGATGGTATTGAGTCGGTGCAGCCATTCTTCGATAAATATGGTAGCCAAATGCGTTGGAAGCCATCACTTGAGGACTGGGAGCCTTATAAAAAGTCTCAAATTGAGAGAGAGCAAAAAGACCAAGAGGAAATGCTTAAAGGGCAGGAAATTCGTGGGTTTAAAGATAAACACCGCGCTATTGATGAACAATATCGCAGGTTCCACAATGATCGTGTTAACCGCTTTAAAAACTATTTCTCATGGAGTAATGAATAATGCCTGTGTATTCCTCGCCAGAAGAACTGAGCAACGGATTTACTCCGGCAGGCAATGTCCTGCCAGCGCCAACAGGGTTTGATGTTCCCTTGCCAGAAGGAACTAACCCGGAGATTCAGCAGCCTGAACCATCAGTATGGGGTGCAGCATTCCGCCAGAATAACTTGCTGGCCGAGATGTTCCGACCTGCGAAACAGTTTGAGCCAGTCGATGGATATAACCCCTACACAGACAAAAGTGAGATTCATGGATATGAGCAATGGGGATCTGCTTTTGCTGATTCCCGTTCGCCGGAAGAAACTGCCTGGCTGAAACAGCAGATTGACGACGAAAACGAGGACCGTCGGGTACTTTCTGAGGCGGGCGGGGAGGGTGTTCTTGCCAGTATTGCCGCTGGGGTTGTTGACCCGGTCACCGTGGCTTCAATGTTTATCCCTGGCGCTCAGGGTGGGGCAGTGGCCCGTATCGCATCGCAGGCTGCGATAGGCGCAGCTGCAACAGCGGCCAGCGAGGTCGTGCTCAACAACCAGCAGATCACCCGCACTTGGGGAGAAAGCGCCTCCCACGTAGCAGCCGGTGCGTTGATGAGCGGTGTATTCGCAGCTGCCGGAACTGCGCTGTCACCATCCGTCCGCACTGCGGCCACGCGCGAAGTGGCTGATGCGCTCGATAATATGAGCATCACGTCAGCGACGGATACGGCAGCAGCATCACTCCCAGAAGGTGGCAGCGTCGGCGCGGCGCGAATCAATGAAGCCACGCTCGAGGATCTCACCCCCGCAACTGGTGGCCCGGTTGGTAAGCTGGCACGTAAGGCAGGCAGCTATCTGACACCGTTTACCCGTCTGATGGAGTCACCGTCGAAAACCTCACGCCGCACGGCGCTTGAGCTGGCAGAGAATAACTACACGCTGCAGGGCAATGCCCGCGGCATTGAGACACCCATCGCAGCAGAAACCCGTGTTCGCGGGTGGCGTCGTGAAGAAGCAGCTGTCGTGGTGACGAACAAGCAGGCCTATAGCCAGTATAAAGCCGCTGGTGGTGACCTTAGTTTTTCCCAGTTTCGGGAAGAAGTTGGTAATGCCATGCGCAGCGGCGATGTGCATGCTAACCCGGTGGTGCAGGAAGCAGCGCAGTCTATGCGCACCGTTATTAACCGGGTGAAAGTGGCACAGCAAAAGCTTGGCCTGTTGCCACCTGACGAGGAACTGAAAGCCATCGGCCAGGAGAGTTATTTCCCGCGCGTGTACAAAGTCGGCAAAATCGTCAACGAGCGAGATAAATTTCGAGACATGCTGGTCGACTGGTGGTCGCGCGGTGAGAAAACCATGTCCCGCGAAGAGGCAGAAATTACGGCCGATGCCACGATCAATAAAATCGTTGGTGCAAAAATTCCCCAGGATTTCGCAAACGTCTTTATGGTGAAAGCGGCAGGAAGCACCCGGGCGCGTACGCTCAGCGTTCCAGACCGTCTGATGAAAGATTATCTGGAGAGTGACGCCAACTATGTGTTGCAGCGTCACATTCGCGAGGCATCGGCAGAGGTTGAGCTGACGCGCGCATTCGGTAACAAATCCCTGGAAAAGCAGCTTAAGGATATTCAGGACGAATACGATGCGCTGATGCGCCAAAACCCAAAAGACCAGGAGAAGCTGGCGAAAGCCCGCGATAACGATATCCGCGACATCACAGCGCTGCGTGACCGTCTGGCGGGAACCTACGGGATGCCTGACGATCCATCATCATTTTTCGTCCGCGCCGGTGCGTTTCTGCGCAGCGCTAACTTTGTTACAAAGCTGGGCGGCATGACCGTTTCCGCTATTCCTGATCTCGCGCGCGGTGTGATGGTTAACGGGTTTGGCAATACTATGCGAGGTTACTCTGCGCTGATCACCCGGTCACCGGCATTCAAGGCCAGCAGGGCCGAGCAGTTAAAAATGGCTGTCGGGCTGGAGACCATCCTTCATACCCGCGCACGTACGATGGGGGACCTGGTGGACAGTTCTGCACGTACCACGGCGGTGGAAGCTGGCATGGAGCGTGTTACTGATGCGTTCGGAAAGCTCACTATGATGGGGCACTTCGATGATATGAACAAATCGGTGAACGGCATGATAACGTCCGATGGCATTCTCTCCGGTGCGTTTGCTGGACACCGTCTGGCGAAGCTCGGAATTAACGACAACATGGCCGCACGTATCCGTAGCGAGTTTGAAAAACATGGAGAAGTAATCGAAGGCTGGCATATAGGCAATTTTGAAAAATGGGACGATCAGCATGTTGCTGGCGTTTTCCAGTCGGCGGTACTGAAGGACGTTAACAACACCGTTATCACACCCGGTATCGGTGATACACCTCTGTGGGCCAGTACGCCGCTGGGTAAGACGATCTTCCAGTTTAAATCTTTCGCTACGGCGTCTTATAACCGCGCAACGCTGGGTGGTCTGCAGGAAGGTACTGGGCAGTTTTATTACGGTACCGCATTCCAGATTGCATTGGGAGCGCTAACGTATGCACTTAAGCAGGCTGCGAATGGTAAAGAAGTCGACTGGACACCGCAAAAACTTGTGATTGAAGGCATTGACCGTTCAGGCATTCTCGGTCCGCTGATGGAATACAACAACATGGCGGAGAAAGCCACTGGTGGAATGATTGGCCTTGGTGCGCTGCTGGGAACTGGTACGCAGTCACGTTACGCCAGTCGCGGCTTTATCGGTTCGGCACTGGGGCCAACGTTTGGTCTTCTTGATACCATTACTGATGTTACCGCTGGGGTGCTTAACGGTGACGCCGGGGATCGGGTGCTGCATAATGTGCGTACGCTTCTCCCTGGCAATAACCTGTTCTGGATCGCTCCATTGATAAACCAAGTGGATCCTGGCTTAAGGTAATGGTCTAATTATGACCATGAAAATAAATTTATTATCCAAGGGCGTATGATGAAAAAGTTTTTGATCGCTAGTTTGGCAATCATGCTAGTTGGTTGTGCATCTACAAAGAATGTTGATGTTGTCGCAACTGAAAAGGCTCAAGGTGAACGAATAATTGCCATTAATTCTTCAAGAGCCCCATGGGTTTATGAGATCGAGAAACGTTTGAAGCAGAAAGGATTTACCGTGCTTAGAAGCGCAAGTCAGCAGGTAACGGTAGAAAAACAATCCAGTAGCACCACTGGCATCTACAACGAAGCTACAGCAAGGTATGTTCTTAATTTAAATGGATTTGCTCCGAATAACTCTATGACGAGATGCTACGGTGGAGGATATGATTTTGATTATATTGATGCAGAGTTGATAGATGTGAAAAACAACCAGACTATGTTCCATTACTCCAACTCCGGTTTCTCGGAAAACTGCCCTCCGATGTCAGGAACTATCTTTACTGACATAACTAATCTTGCAGCAGATTCATGGTGATTTGTTCGTGACATGTCACAAAGGCCGCCGAAGCGGCCTTAATTTATTAACGTCCGCCAGGTCGAGAATCAGCAGAGCGCCCACCGCATCTTGAACCATCTGACGCTGTATCGCTGTCGTGCTGGCAGTTTCCAGCAAAAGCCTGTGTAGCAGAACCCAAAGACAACAGAACAAATAGCATCGCTAATGCTTTTTTCATTTCTTATTTCCATGTGTAGGCCACTTAGACGTGGCCTGAAGATTGTATCTCTGCGCTCAGATTTCAGCCACAAAAAATCCCGCTATGCGGGCTTACTCTTCCCAAGCCTCACCAAAAAGATCTTCTTCTAGCGGCATAGGTTGAGTCTTTGTTTGTTCAAAGAAGGCATAACTAATCTCTATTGCAGCCTCTTTAAATTCATCCTTTTCAGTTATGTTATGGGCGTCAGAATCTACAAAGAACATGACAAGTGCATCTCGGTTGTGGTTAACCGAATAGACTAAAAAGCTATCACTTGTTGGCGTATATTTAACCTTAACAGATGCAATATTTTTCCAAGCATCCCACGAAGATTTCTTTCCAGAATGATCTTTGTCACTATCTTCAGGAACGTAATCTTTAATGTCGGAGTGAGTATGCCTTACGTTAAGGTTAAGGATCTCTTTCGGACGCGCAAATGCAGCATCTTTCCCCATATCAGGGTGGTATCCTTTTTTCCAGAACTGCTTAAATGCTTCAGCAATTTTTTTCAATTCAGGATCAGATGCACAAAGGGCCGAGAAATTCTGCGTGTGCAGCACTCGACCCTTGTATGTAACAACTTGATTTTTATTATTCTGCGACGCAGACGAACTCATAGTTCCCCTTATCATTACGAGAATCATAGAAAGCGCGAGACACACGACTAGCGTGCTCTTTTGTCATAGTAACTTTTACGTACTCAACGCCTTCATTAACAGAACGTCTTGCGGCAGCTTGCGACCTGCGCACCTGCAATCTTTCGTTTCGCATGACATCACCTCATAATTTAGAAACTTCATCAAACGGGTAGATAACTATATTTACCCTTGAGGTAATATTACGCTAATACGATCATGCCTGCAATCTGTACAGAACTATTTTAAAGGCGCGTCCCTGCGCCTCTGTCCTCAGAACTTACCAGCCACGCTGTTGATGTACTGCGCGTGGGTCTGGATATCGCGCAGGCATTTACTGGCACCGACGATGTAGCTCACCATCGCCGTGAACTCTGCTACAGCACCTTCAACGTCATGCCCGTCGGAATCCAACTGGCGCAGCAGGTTCATCATCAGAGAGTGTTCAGTCAGACCAAGAACACCTTCAGGTGAATGGATGTGCTCACGGTAGTTCGGCTTCAGTGGGGCGCTGTAATTCTTTTGCTCTATCTGCATTGTTTGCATAACTGCCAATGCAGTGGCATTAGCAACCTGATCAGCAACAATTTTAATGCGGTCTTCCTGTGGGATAGTATTTTTAATATAGCTTCCTGTCTTACGGATCTGCGGCAATACTTCGCCAGTTACCCATTTGCGGAAACGGTAGGGGATAGTGCCAGGTGTAACGGCATCGCGACAGCGAAGGATCAGAGTGTAGAGGCCGGATTCGGAGATAACGTTTACTGCTTGCATCCCGCCAGGGGTGTAACTTGAAGTTACACCCTTCTCATCGTCATCGAGCATCGCAATGGCTTTACGTGAGTTTCTCAGTCCAAGAGCATCTGACACATCTTTAGCAGAGAACCATGGGTTACCATCAATATTAAACATGCGTACAGGGGATGCTGATTCGAATTTAAATACTGCGTCTGGGGATGGTTTGCTTTGAGTTGTCATAGTGATTACCTTTTAGTCTGGTTAATCACCACTACCGACGCCAATCGGTTGGTGGTGAACTGTGCAGGGTTGGCGTAACCGGCTAAAAGGACCCGGCGCACCTTTCGGTGCCCCCACACAGCCCACCATAATGCGAATGTGGCCGTGCTTAACGCATAAAAAAACCGCTTGCGCGGTGAATGCGCCTTTTAGTAATCCGGGACGCCAATCCCGGCACTGGATTTTGCCAGTGCCTGATCACTATGGCACAAGAATTTTGCGTTGTAAATTTACCGTAAAGGTAATAATAAGCGCATTTTATAGGTTATTTCAACCTTATGTGGTTTGTTTGCGTAACTGTTCTGCACAGTAATCGAGATGCGTTTGCAGATCCTTCATGGAAAGCTGCGAGCTGGTGACATAGTTCACCAGGGCAGTAAGTTCGGCCAGCGGCCCGTCGACGTTGAAGCCGTCTTTATCAAGTTCCCGCAATAAAGTCATAAGGTGCGAGTTCTCCACCAGGGATATGACGCCTCCCGGCGTGTGTACTCTTTCATAAAATCCATCTTCCAGTGGGTGGTGATACCGCTGTTGCATTAACCATTCTCCATACAATCACTGTATGCATATACAGTATCAAATGTTCATCGCACTATCCAGCACACATTGCAAATTACCTTTTGGGTAATAACTTAGTTGATTGTTCTTCGTTCGATTCATATATGGTTCATTGGGTAATAGAATGACCAGTAGTGCGGCGCGCCGGGTGCTGCGACTATCTGGAGATTTGACATGACGGTCTCAACCGAAGTCGACCACAATGAATACACAGGGAACGGTGTAACAACATCATTCCCTTATACCTTCAGAATTTTTAAGAAGTCTGATCTGGTGGTACAGGTTGTTGACCTGAATGAGAACATCACAGAGCTGATTCTTGACACTGACTACACCGTTACAGGTGCTGGCGGGTATGTCGGCGGTAACGTAATACTTTCTGCTGCGCTGGCAAGTGGATACCAGATTTCGATATCCCGAGAACTGCCGGTTACTCAGGAAACAGATCTCCGAAATCAGGGTAAGTTTTTTGCTGAGGTGCATGAGGATGCGTTTGATAAGTTGACGATGTTGATCCAGCAGGTAAGAAGCTGGTTCAGCCTTGCGCTTCGTAAGCCGTCATTCATTGCAAACTATTACGATGCGCTAAACAACTATATCCGCAATCTGCATGATCCATCACGGCCGCAGGATGCAGCAACTAAAAACTACGTAGACACGCTAGCAAATATCAATCTATCCAGAACGCTTAGAACACCTGAACCGATACCAGAACTGCCTGGCGTTGAGCTACGGAAAAATAAAATTGTTGGATTCGATAGTGTTGGTAATCCAGTCGTGCTTACTCCTGAGTCTGGATCTGCAGCGGATGTTCTGCTTGATTTGGCTGACTATGCATCTGGAAAAGGTGATGAACTTGTTGCCACTAAACAGCCATTTGCAGGTGCTAAAAACCAGACAGTACATACAAAGCTGGCGCAGGTTATTAACGTCCTAGATTTTGATGGCGTGGTCGGTGATGGTGTAAATGATGACACGGCCGGGATTCAGGCTGCCATTGATGCTACCCCATGGGGTGGAAAACTAGTTTTCTCTACACCAAATGTCATCTATAAGTTGTCGGCAGAAATAACCATTAATAAACCAATAACAATCACAGGTGATGGTGGTTCAACAATTTCCAAACGTCAGATGCCATGCATAAAAGCCTATGGTCACCATAATATATTCAAGCTCATTCCAACTCTGGATGGATATCGTTTCGATTATGGTATTACTGGCGTAACAATTCAGGACTTGATGCTAGAGGGTCCTGATCTTTACAATAATGGCTACTGTGGTATCTGTGTTGATGAGACCGTAAATACAGGAATATATCATGTCCGTGAGTGTAACTTCTCCGGCCTGCACATCAGATATTTTGATTTTGGAATTAAATTAGCTGGTGTTGTTTATCTAAACAACTTCTATAACGTCCGTGCGTTGTGGTGCTCCACAGGCTGTAATATTGACAAGGTGATAGGATCTGCTGAAGGTGGATCAGACCAGAACCGGTTCTTTGGGTGTGAGTTCGTTCTTAACGGGCGTGGGTTGTCGCTCAGTGAGTTTTCCTTTGCCGGCTCTCAATCAATCATCGGCTGCACCATCTCAGAAAACACAACAGTTGGTGTTGTTGCGGGGTGGAATACCAGTTTCTACATGAGCGGATCACAGATTGAAAAAAATCCAATCGGTGTTAATTTCACCATTCCGCCAACAGTTGGCAACCCAGCGTCAGAGGGGGCTAAGACTATCATCGGTAACTGCTTCCTGTTCAATGACTATGATATATGGGTGCAAAAGTCTTCAACAGCTCTCACTGGCGGTTTCCCGTTCCCATTGCTGATTACAGGTAATGGTTTTGCTCAAACTAACTATAGCGTTCTGTATGTGCAAGCACCAACCGGACCGCAGGAATTTGACTCTCGTCAGTTCATCTTCTCTAGCAGTAACTGTTATTCTGATCTTGACGGGAAAACTGGACCAGTTCCGTTCAATATGATTACATCTGATTGGAAAGGGTATAACGGATTTAAAGAAGATGGAAAGGTTACAATAAACACAGCCGTTCCCGGTATTAACTCTAAAAACGTTGGTTTTTTCATCGTGCCGTATGGCCATCAATGTTATATAAAATATGACATTACATCAGTCCCAACAGATGCGGCTTCAGGAAACACACAAACAAGCGCTGCTATCACTTTCACAAATGTAAGTAACCCATCCTCACCAGTTGTAATAAAAACCGATTTTGGAAGGAGTGGTGAGGTAATTCTAAGCAGAGAGGACGTAGGCTCTGGTCTTGATGTGATGATTGCAATGAATGCAAATGATTCTGCATCAACAGGGGTAGGTGTTATTAGTTACTGTATAATCTAAATATGGCCGCCATCTGGCGGCCTTTTATCTTTTTACAAGTGGCAATACCATGACAATATCTGCTTCATTTTTTGGATGAAAATTCGACAAATTCACTAATCTCCATAGTAAGTTACTGTGTGATTTAATAATGCCATCATAAATGTATGGATATAATTGTGATAAAAATTAGGGAATATCGCTGTTGATTCATTACCAGTGACCCATATATGGTTTATTGTGTATGATGAACTCACCAACTAAGGGGGTTCATTATGCACAGTAAACGGTGGTTGCTATGTCAGCTCAGCTAACCAGTGAGTCTTTAAATCAGTGGCTTAGCATGGGTTCTCTTGCTGCTGTTATCGCTGGAGTTCCTCCGGAGGTAGCTCTTGGTGCTTTATCAGGCGCGGTAATATTTATTACCTCTGCTGTTGAGTATCCAATACGCCGCCGGGTTCTCCTGTCGATGCTCAGCTTCCTCTGTGGGCTTCTCTTCTACAAACCAACAGCATCAATCCTTATCGGCGTAGCCAGCCTGATCCCAACTATCACGCAGGACTCTTTCGAGAAAGGGATCGTATTCTCTGCTGGCGCGTTCGTGTCGGCAATCGTCGCAGTACGTATTGGTATCTGGCTCTATCACCGTTCCGACAATCCACGCGATTTAATTCCGGGGAGAAAAGACGATGACAACTCATGAGCTGCTATTGCTTATTGCCAACGCGATTATCTGTTCTGCAATTGCAATCCGCGTCGGAACCTTCCGGCGTAACGGATCGCAACACCGCCGGTGGGGTGGGTGGATAGCCTACTTCCTTATTGTGGCATCAGCCAGTATCCCCGTCCGCACCGCATACGCAATCTGGTATCACACGCCAATGGCCGCTGATTTATCAGAGGTCATCATCAATGCTGTCATGCTTGCCGCCGTTATGAAGACGCGCGGTAACGTCGTGCAGATGTTCAAAATATCGAGGTCTCAACATGGACATTAACCAGTTACGGCGCGCAGCCGGTATCACTGAGCAACTGGCCGCGCGCTGGTACCCACATATCACCGCCGCCATGAATGAATTTGGCATTACCAAACCAGATGACCAGGCGATGTTTATCGCACAGGTCGGGCATGAGTCCGGAGGATTTACCCGGCTACAGGAAAACTTCAACTACAGCGTTAACGGGCTGTCCGGGTTTATACGTGCTGGGCGCATTACGCCGGACCAGGCCAACGCACTCGGCAGGAAAACATATGAGAAATCTCTTCCTCTGGAGCGCCAGCGTGCAATTGCCAATCTGGTGTACAGCAAGCGCATGGGAAATAACGGCCCCAGCGACGGGTGGAATTATCGCGGTCGTGGACTTATCCAGATCACTGGTCTGAACAACTACCGGGATTGCGGTAACGGTCTGAAGGTTGATCTTGTCGCGCAGCCTGAATTGCTGGCGCAGGATGAATACGCGGCCCGCAGCGCGGCGTGGTTCTTCGCCAGTAAAGGTTGCATGAAGTACACAGGTGACCTGGTGCGGGTTACGCAGATCATCAATGGCGGGCAGAACGGTATCGACGACCGGCGCGCACGTTACGGTGCTGCCCGTAAGGCACTGTTATGATCTGGGCATTCGTCAAAGCGTACTGGAAACAGTTGCTTATCGTAGTGATGCTTGCTGCTCTGGTTACTGTCTGTCGTGTCGCATGGGTTAACCATGGTGAAACTCAGTACGCAGCCGGGTATGCTCAGGCGCAGGCAGACGAGAAGCAGGCTGATGATAAAGCCAGAGCACAACGTGATCAGGAGAAAACACAAATTGAACGTGATGCGATATCCCGCATTGAAGCTGCGAGGGCTGATGCTGATTTTGCTGCTGCCTCTTCTGGCCGCTTGCAGTCAGAACTTGACAAGATCAAGCGATTCGCCGAACACTATACCGGAACTTTCCCCACTGGCACGCCAGCCAGCAAGGTCATCGGTGTGCTCGCCGACATGCTTGAAGAAAGCAACCGAACTTACGTCGCAACAGCAGAAGAAGCTGAGCGATATAGGGTTGCAGGTGAGTCCTGTGAGCAGCAGTATGACGCACTGAAAAAACGGGGTACTGTTAACCGGTGACGGTATATAAAACGGTATGAAAAATTTCACTATTTTAAAAAATGTTGTCAGTCAATTAGTTATGAGTATCGTAAATAATTGAGTGGGAATAATAGCCCTTTCTGTTAGCGGTTTCTGAACCGGTAATATGTAAAAGAACCCTCTTTTATAGAGGGTTTTTTATTGCGCTCATACCGAAGCGCTGTGAATTAATCAACCAACTGTAGCTGGGGTTGAGATTGGGGGGCTACGTTCTCAACGCGAATATCCATCTGCGGATACGGCAGGGAGATATGGTTGGCGTCCAGGGCTTCTTTAATGTTTTCCAGCAGATCGTAATAGGTATTCCAGTATTCGATGTTGGGCACCCATACGCGGACGTAAAAATTCAATGCTGAAGCGCCCAGTTCGCCCAGACGAACGGTTACCCCACGTTGCTTATCGATGCGGGTATCCTGATCGATAATATGGTTAATCACGCGCTTAACGTCAGCTATCCGGCTCTGATAGCCGACGCCAATCACCAGATCGATACGGCGGAAAGGGTGGCGGGAATAGTTAATGATATTGTCAGCGATGATCTTACCGTTTGGAATGACCACTTCTTTGCTGTCGGCGGTGAGCAGGGTGGTGGAGAAAATATGTACCTTTTCCACCGTTCCGGTGACTGCCCCAATTTGTACCACTTCTCCGGCGCGGAATGGACGCAGGGAGACCAATAGTACGCCAGCGGCAAAGTTGGAAAGCGATCCTTGTAGCGCGAGTCCAATGGCCAACCCGGCGGCACCAATGACGGCAATAATGGAGGATGTTTCGATACCGACGCGACCCAATGCGGCAACAACGGCAAAGGCGAGGGTAATGTAACGTACCAGCGCGGTGAAGAACTGGATAATGGTTCGGTCAACTTTACGTTTTAACAGTAATTTTTCCAGACCACTGGAGATCAGGCGAGAGACAAATTTACCGACAAACAGTAAAATTACGGCGGCAACGATATTCCAGCCGAATTGAATAACCGCATCGCTGTGTCCAGCGATCCATTCAAGACCGCTGCTTATTTTCGGAAATAATGAAAAACCACTCAT